GACTGAGCGTACCTAGAAGGAACCAGAACCTCCTTAAATAAAGTGCGGCCAAAGTTGCCAAAGTTACAAGGCTTCGTACACACCACTGTAAGAACGATGGGGACTGTTAGGTCCTGTACGTATGCAGGTAAATCATCCCCCGGTAGGTAGATGTGAACTAAATCTATTTCTCTGTCCTTTACTAGCTCAGGAACTACAGGGTAGTTGAAACTACCAGCTGGGTCTTCAAGTGTAATGACCACTTCCCCATAGGACTCGAACTCTTTCATCGCCTCGCCCGACATCAGGGAATGAGCTAAGAACGTATGCTCATGGTCCTTAGAGTACTTAGCTATGTTAAGACAGGCTTTCTCTGTCCCCCGAACGTTTATCCAGTTTACAACGTGTAGTATTCTCATAGCGTATCAAAGGGGGGTTTAGCCTTATAGTGTATAGCACACCTAACTTGGTCTGTAAGCTTAGCCATGCTCTGATGCTCATTGTCGGGGTGTTGACGGTAGAGATGTAGGATATCATCACAAAAATGAATCCTCTCTCTCCCTGCCATCTCCAACACCGGGAGGAATAGAGCTATGTCTGGGGCAGCAGTGTAAAGGACGCCTCTCTCATCCAAGAAATTTTCATAGGGGATTCGGTCAAAAAGAAAACGCTTAAATGTCCTCAGGTGGGACCATTCCCACGCATCTTGACGGAAATTAACACCTTCCTGCATTGGTCTGTTGCAAGACTTGTCGGACACATTATCTATCACGGGCGTATAGTCTTTAGGGAAAGGCTCCCAATCTCCATACGTAACCCAACACCCGGTTCTGTCATAGACATCATGTAAATAGGATACTACCCCATCATGTGCCAACATGTCGTCTCCATCCAAATGAGCTACCACATCTTGTAGGTCCCACTCAAACTCTAACATTAGTTTTATGTGGTTGTACAGCGTGCACATCTTCGTTTCGTTACGCACTGCTACGTACCTAGAGTCTCCTTCAGTCATCTCCTTGATTATATCCCACGTCCCGTCCGTAGATGCATCGTCTAGAATGTAGTGGGTAAAATTGGAGTTATCCTGAGACTTGGTACTATTAATGCAGTCCCCAATAAACTCACGGGCGTTGTATACAGGGGTTACAAATCTAATAGGGTTTTCCATTTTTCAAAAATCTCCTCATCATCCAGGTACTCGGCACCCGAATCCGCAGACTCCAATCCCTTATATGCAGTCCCAGTCTTCTCGCACTCAGCTTTTATGAGGTTGAAAGTTTCTCTCTTGGAACTATGATACACCTCAGATACGCCATCGTACATGTGTTGCTTGTCTTGTTCTAAACCATTCACGATTGCCTTCCCGGTATCAACGTACCTCTTCACGTGACGATTATAATATTTCTCGTCGGTCACAAGACCATACAGGTGTACTTCCTCATGGCCATCATCCAAAGCTCTCTTTATAGATTTGTGCGTCTGTTTGTGTCTATCTATACTTCCTATCACAGCCGCCTGAGAATCATACTTGCTATTATCTCTAAGGGGGCAGACCACATTAGGAATCACAACCCCCTCACACCAACCATCGGGAGTCTGGATGAGAGGAGCCTGAGTCTTAACTGCTTCGGAGCGTTGCCATTTCTGTTGGGACTCGGAAACATACACTACGTCATCCCAAAACTTAGGCGCTTGATGGACGGGGTATACGTCTGTCTCGTGACAATAAAGCAAAACCTTTCTAGATTGGGGTGGTTTCTCGGGAAACTTTAGAAAATGAACCAACAGAATTTCATCTTCATCATTCACATTAGCCTGTTCTAAAGTGTTAGATTCACACTGACCCAAATGCCACGCGTGCGGACCATAGAGAGTGCACGAATGGCCTCTATGGTTAAACATGTTACATAAATTAATCGCAGCAACTGTAGACCCTCCAGGGTTAGTCCACCCACTGATTATTTTAATCTTGGGCTTGTTCTCTTGCGTCATTTATAGCTTCCTCTTTGTACTTCATCACTTCTGTGTACAGAGTAAGGCGGTCCCCTACATGCTTGTTAATATCAAAACGCTCATCCACTAAGGTCTTGAGATTCTGTCCAATCTCTTCTCGATGCTTACGGTCCTTACATAACTTCATAAGGGTACCCGACCATCTTTTAACGTCGTTCTCTGGGGGTAAAAGATACCCCGTCTCCCCGTTAACTATAGTCTCATTGTAGCACCCTACGTCAGAGGCAACCAAAGGAACTCCGTACCTACCACATTCCATTAGTTTAATTTCCGACTTGGAATCATTGAATGCGTTGTACTGCAAAGGAGCTATACTAATGTCCATGTTCTGGTAGAAAGCTCCGTACTGTTCTCCCCCTAAGGCTTGCCCAAAGAATATATTCTTTCCACGAGCTCTGGTTTCTCCAAACGTCAGAAGACGCTCATAATTATCCCAAACATCCTGTTGCCAGTCTCCTTCCTCGCCTTGAGGAACCGGAGGTCTTCCATGAAAAAACCACGTCACGTTCTCGGCTCCCACGCGAGAGTTAACATGTCTCAGGGTAGTCTTAAACTCTTTAACGTCCTCTTCATGATGGATACCTCCTACCCACCCAATACGCGTGTGTTTTTTATTGCGGGGAGGTAGCTTGGGAAGGTTCCATGAGGGCAACTCAAAATCAATAGCGTTCTTAATAACAACCAGAGCCTTCTGTACAAAGGGATGAATACGCTCAGCGAATTTAGACTGAGTGCAACTCACCATGTCAGCTATCCCGTAACACGCCTTAGTAAGGGCATCCAGTTTCTGGTCTCTGTAAATCTGCCAGAGTCGGTGGCCTGGATACAGGTCCGTTAGTAGGTCGTCTGTATCGAAGTGGGTAAATTTGCCTAACTCACTAGCCTTCCTAAGTATCTCAAACGTGTAGTGCCCACCGAAGCTATGTATGTTCGCGGTGAATACCACATCCGCCCACTCCATATTCTTAAACTCAAAGTCTTCTGGGGTTACTCCTGAGGCGTTAGCTCCTAATGGATTGGAATCAAATCTAACCTCCACACTGTCCCCACATTTTTGTTGGAGTTTCTTCATAGGCATAAGAACCCTATAATAAGCACACCCCCCTTCATTCGGGGGGCATGCTAAAATGCGTAGCTTACGCTTATCAGTCAACTTTCAAGTTCTTCAAATGCGAAAGATAATCTTCATCATCTTCGGAGTCGGTGGGCTTAGCGGCAGTAGTGCCGGGACCCGGACCCATTAAAATACCTTCCAACTCTAGAGCTAAATTCTGCAGCTCCTCATATTCCGGTAGCTTAACTAAACCATGGATATCATGTAATTCATCCATCCATGTCGCAATTTCAGACTCGGTGCCTGCGATAGTACTTTTGGGTTTAGGACTAGACTTGTCGTAATTAGGCCATTGTCCCTGTGTCTCCTTCACAATCTTGAAGTCCCAACCACCCTCTAAGTCGGTCAAATCTCCGTAGTCATCATCAAAAAAGGCGTCCAGTACTTTACCGAACAACTTTTGTCCTACCGAGAGAATTTTTACACTCTCATCTCTACGGTCTACAACATTCATATAGTAGCGACGATAAGCTTTAAGCTTACGAGCAGCCTCTACTAGTGGCTGAGCTCCCGGTACGTCACGTCCACCCATGTTAGTAATCTTCTTCCACGTATTGTAGTAGAGGTCACACACCGGACACTTCTGGTCCCGTACTCTAGGGCAGTGATAGTTCTTATCGTTGATTCTATGAATAGCAGTCTCTGAATAGAACTGAATGTCTTCGTCCTTAGACGGAAGGATTCTCACTTGTGAGGTACCTTCTTCCATCATAAAGAACTTCTTTAAAAATTCCGGGTCGTTTCCAGGCTTGGAGGACCCATTAATTTGGTTATATTTTTGTCTTAATTCGTCAATGTTTACCATGTTTGTCTCCTTGTTATTATTATAGTTCGTGAAGCTTCACTTCAGCACGCTTGTTTGCAGAAATTTGAACAAGCATATCTTTTTGATGCTCTAGTGAAGACACAATGTTTTTAGCTAGATGATACTTGTGAGTGGCAACTTCTACGGTGCCTTGTTCCTCACGAAGTAAATCTACTGTCTTAACATATGCGTCTAGGGCTCGGTCTGTAGCCTTCTGACCAGCCTGTTTTAGTTCCTCTCTCCGGTTCTCCCGGGTCTTGGCCTCCTCATATTCATACTTATTTTCAGCCTCACTCATCTCTTTCTTGGCATACGCTAACACAGCTCCAAAAAAAGCATACACGGAAGTGTGCTTCAACAGAGCCTCGTCTATTGATGCCTCCGTGAAGGTGAGATAATCGTTAGTTATCTTGAGGTACAGTTCCTCAAGTTGATTGTAGGTTTCGTAAATATCATTCATCGCTAAAAATAAATTCAAATAGTTCTGGGTTGAGAGAGGTCAAGAGTTGAATCATATTAGATGAAACTGTTACGAGGAATTCGTTACCTAATGTCGGCATCTCATCGTCATCTCCCAACCCGAACATGTCATACCCCACATGAAGTATCTCATGTAAGAGGGTTCCCTTGTAGTCTTTTATTGTCTGATTAGGGTCTATTCCTATTGTGTTGGTAGGAAACTCAGTATACCCATACAAACTCTCCTTATCTAACTTCTTCTGGACAATCTTAAATTCACGGTACCCCGTCTTCAATACGAGGGGGTGAGTCGGTGTTTTTTTAATCACTTTCATTCGGTAACCGTTAATCGTGTATAATCTATCTTAACAGGCACCACGAATCGTGCTCTGCCGTTACGGGATTTCATAATATACAATCTCGCCTTACCCTCATCAAACTCTTCTGGTCTTTGGTTGATGGAAAAGGCTAGGTCACATACCCTAATCTTACCGTATGAGTCCGCAAGTTCAGAATCAGTAATCAAATCTACCTTCTTACCCTCACGATTAGTTTGAGTAGCGGTCCACACCAAGCACTTATACTCCGTGCAAAGACCCCGTAGTTCCTGAGCCATTCTTTCCTGAGC